AATTACTGGAAACCAAATTGTAACAATTCCTTTAGATGTAGAAAAAATGTTTTACATCAGAAATTCAACATCAGGTGCTTACACAGTACAATTTAAATATGTATCTGGTTCAGGAGACACTCATACTTTTTCTGCTACAGATAAAGGAGATGCTTTTTTATTTGCAACTGCAAATGATGGAACTAATCCAGACATATACAAAATAGCAACTGGAGATGTAACTCTTACAGGCACACAAACTTTAACTAACAAAACACTAACTTCACCAAAAATTGGTACATCTATTTTAGATACTAACGGCAATGAACTAATGCTTTTAACAGCTACAGGTTCAGCAGTTAATGAAATTACACTAGCTAACGCTGCTTCAGGTAATGCACCTAGTATTACGGCTTCTGGAGAAACTAATGTAAGTCTTAACCTAGTTCCAAAAGGAACAGGTCAAGTTCAAATTAATGGAAATACAGCATCAACTGTAGGAAAAGCTATTGCAATGGCATTAGTTTTCGGATAAAAGATAAACAGGAGAAAATAAATTATGGCAAACCCAAATCTAGTAAACGTAACATCGATAACAGGTGAATCGGTACAAGCGGCTTTAACTACTACTCTAACTACAGAGATTTTAGCGGCTGCATCAGATACACTTGTTAAAGTAAACAGTATCATAGTCGCAAACATAGACGGATCTTCATCAGCAGACGCTTCAATTTTTATAACTAAATCAGGTGGATCACCAATAGCAATAGCAAGTACAGTAGCTGTACCTGCAGATTCAGCTTTAGTTGTAGTAGATAAAAACACAGCTTTATATCTTGAAGAAGGTGATAATCTTGAAGGTGGCGCAAGTGCTAATGGCGATCTAGTTGCTACTGTAAACTACGAGATCTTAAACGACGCGTAAGAGGTTTAGCAAATGGCTTATTTCGCTAACCTTAACTCTGAAAGCATAGTCACTCACGTTGAGATCGTTAACGACTCAAATATTACTCCTGGTGATGACGCAGCTAATGAAGCATGGTGTCTAGCAAACTTAACTTCTGTCAATGGTGGTGTTTCTTGGAAACAAACTTTTAAAAACGGAACTAGAGGTCTTTATGCAAATGGAGACAACATCATATATAGAACTTCTGATTGGGAAGGTCACGCAACAGCAAATAAATTTGTAAGTAACATTCCACAAGCTTGGGCTTCTATTATGAGATTAGACGATGATAACTTTTTCGTTCCTATTATTGCAGATCCTGAGGTAGACGATCAAGGAAGACCTTTACCATATGATCCAAATAATGTACCTGATGATGGTATAGCGTGGGGTTTTGACCCTGATAATAATAGATGGCAAGGTGCAGTATATGTTGACGAAATTACAACACAGAAGTATTATGATCCTAACACAAAAACTTGGAGTAATGTATAATGTCTACAATAAATTTTTTAACACCCGGATTTAACAAAGCAGGTCAAAATAATATTGACAACCAAGGTGGAGTAATTGGACCAGAGAATGATCCAGTTATTAATGACTTAGTTACAATTTTTACATCCCCAGGAACTTTTAATAGAACTGCTACAGAAGGAACAGTTTTAGTTGTTGCTGGCGGAGGCGGAGCTGCAAATAGAGGTGGAGGAGCCGGAGCGGGCGGTGCAAGAATCGCAACTAGTCATCCTTTCCCTGCTTCAGGAGTTCCAGTAACAACTGGCTCAGGAGGTGCAGGAGATGGACCATACCCTTGGAGCAATGGCTCAGGTAATGGTTCTACTTTTGGAGCTTCATCACCAATTTCATGTACAGGTGGAGGAAGAGGTGGAAACAGACCTTACCCACCAGGTCAAAATAGTATTCCAAGAAAAAACGGTGATCCAGGAGGATCAGGCGGAGGAGCTGCTAGAGGATTTGGAGGAACACCAACTTCATCAGGTGGTAGCGGAATTTCAGGAGAAGGAAAAAATGGTGGACAAGGAACTCAAGACTGGGGCGGATACGCTGGAGGCGGAGGCGGTTATAACACTGCTGCATCTAACAGCGGAGGAGCTGCCGGTGATGGATTAGATATCACTCCATATTTTCCAGGAACAACTTCTATTGGTACACTAGTACCTGCTGACAGTGCATATTATGTAGCCGGCGGTGGTGCTGGTAATACAAACAGTGGACCTTCTGGTAAAGGAGGAGGAAACGCTGGTCAAAATGGAACTTCTGGTGGCGGAGGCGGAGCCTCTTATGGAAGTCCTGGTGGTAACGGAGGAGACGGTGTTGTTGCAATAAGCGAACCTGGAGCCGGACCTGCTAGATCTTCTGGTATGTGGACACTTAAAGCTCAATACACTGCAGCTATTAATAACAACTGGCCAAGCTAATTTTGACATTTTTTATGTAAAATAGTATAACTTTCGCAAAGAAAGTTATGAATTTAGAATACATTTACTGGTGGTTTGACGGAGTTTTACCGGAAAGATGGTGTGATTTTGTTTTACAATCAGGTTTAAAAAATAACAGATCTACAGCATTTATAGGCGATAAAGGTGATAAACACCATCACTCACAAGAAGAATTACAACAACTTAGAAGAATAAGAAATTCAGATATAACTTGGTTAGATCAACATTGGATATACAAAGAAATTCATCCTTTTATAGATACAGCTAATGAAAATGCAGGTTGGAATTTTCAATGGAATTGGACTGAAACAGCTCAGTTTACGGAATATAAACCAGGTCAATTTTATGGATGGCATCAAGACTCTTTAAGTCAATCTTATAAAAATAAAGAAAAAGAATATAATGGCAAGATGAGAAAACTTTCTTGTAGTATTTTATTAAATAATTCAAATGAATACGAAGGTGGTGAACTTCAGTTTAAATTGTTAGATGGTAATAAAGCTGATTCAAAAATTATTACAGTAAAAGAATCTTGTAAAAAAGGATCTATTATTGTTTTTCCTTCTTTCAATTGGCATCAAGTTACTCCTGTTACACAAGGCACACGCTACTCATTAGTAATGTGGAATTTAGGAGAACCATGGAAATAATAGATAATTTTTATAACAAAGAACAATTAGAAAATATAAATAATACTATAGAAAGTTCTACGTTTAATAAAACACATCAACCAGTAGAAGCAATAGATAAAAGAGAAAATGCTTATCCTTGTTATGAAACAGAAATATTAAAACCTAATAATTATATATTTCAAAATTTTGTTAGTTGTTTTAATAAACATAAAAACGTGAGTGTTAAAACATTAAAAACATACATTAGAAAAACTTATTTAAATGAGTTAAAAGAATGTAAAGTATATAAACAAGGTTTAAAATCTCATAGAGACAGAAATTGTGATGCTGCAGGCATTGTATATTTAAATACAAATAGTATAAATGATGGCACTGTAATATATGAAGGAGAGAACCCTTCTGTTATTATTGGTTCAAAAATAAATAGATGTATTGCTTATAAAAGCAATGTTTGGCATTCGCCAAATTTAAAACAAACTTCAGAAGTAAGAATAATACAACCATTCTTTTTATATTATGATTAAAATAGTAGACAATTTTTTAGATTTTCCAGAAGAATATTATAGACTTTGTAAAGAATTAAAATTTTATAATAAAGAAGATTTTGCAAAAGTAACTAATTATGAAAATGATTTTCCAGGACTAAGAACTAATTATTTAGATATAGATTATCCTTTTTTATATTACTCTGTATTGGGTTACATTAAAAACAAATTTGAACTTAACTTAGATCCTTATCAAAGAATTGCTGCACATGGACAAATGAGATTTGATGATAGCAAGGATTGGGTACATTCAGATCTAGGAGATACAGTTATAATATATCTATCACCCACTAATGATAAATCTGGAACTGGAATTTATGATGTGGTAGGAAACGATGGTAAAGAATGGATATATAAACAAACAGCTATGGTAAATTTTGTACAAAACCGAGGATTGTTTTTTACACATGGCACTAATCACCAAGCTATAAACAACCACGGTACAAACAAAGAAGATGGTAGATTAACTTTAACTTATTTTTTTCAAAGAAAACCATTTTATTATTAAGGAGATTATGAAACAAATAATTAATACTAGAGACAAAAAAATATATTACTTAGCAGGTTTGCCAAGAACAGGAAATACTTTGCTAGGATCAATATTAAATCAAAACCCTAAAATAAAAGTAAGTCCAAATAGTATATTAGTAGAACTAATATGGAGATTACATAGTATTAAAGAAAACAAATTGTTTCTAAATGTGCCAGATCACCAAACTGTTGACAATGTTATTAAAAGAACATTTAAACATTACTATGACAGTACAGACGCAGACATTATATTTGATAGAGGTCCTTGGGGAATACCAACAAACTTAGAACTATTAAAAAAATACTGTGATCCTAATCCTAAATTTTTAATATTAAATAGACCTCTTGTAGAAGTGTTAGCTTCTTTTTTAAAAGTTAAAAAATCTGGAACAGACAAAGATCTTACAGATACTTTAATGGACCCTAAAACAGGAAAACTTAAACAAGATATAGTTTCTTCTAGAAATATAGTTAAGTCAGACCTACCTTATTTAAAAATAGAATATAATAATTTAGTTAGTGATACTAAAAAAACAATTGAGGATATATATAAATTTTTTAATATACCTACTTTTGAACATAGATACACTAACTTAGAACAACTATCATACAATAATGTAAAGTATGATGACAGTGTTATGGAATGGAATTTGCATACAATTAGAACAGATGAAGTAAAAAAAGAAGAATTAAATTTAGAAGATTATTTTAGTAAAGATACTATAGATAAAATGAAAGGATATAATATCTATGATTAATTTTCAAAAAAACAAATACGACGTTTTAAAAAATGTTCTTGCACCAGATTACTGTAATTTGTTTGCTGAGTATTTTAGAAACAAAGCTCAAACATATGAGACTATGTTAAAACATACTTTTATTTCAGAATTTCATAATGAGTTTGGAACAAAATTTGATCGACAAGTGCCAGGAGCTTATTCTTGTTATGGTGATATAATGATGGAAATGCTTTTAGTTAACATGCATGCTCTTATGGAAAGAAACACTGGATTAAGATTACAACCAAATTATTCTTATGCAAGGATATATAAAAAAGAACATGTCTTAGAAAGACATAAAGATAGGTTGTCTTGTGAAGTATCCACTACTTTAAATTTAGGTGGTGATCAGTGGCCAATATATTTAGAGCCATCGGGAAGAGAAGGCCTGCAAGGACTTAGAGTTGATTTAAATCCAGGAGATATGCTTATATATAGAGGTATGGATTTAGAACACTGGAGAGAACCTTTTCAAGGTCATGAATGTGTTCAAGTTTTTCTACATTACAATGATGTTAATAATCCTAATGCAACTCCTTATGATGGTAGACCTCATTTAGGTTTACCTTCGTGGTTTAAAAAAAGAGATGATTAAAAAAATTAATAATTTTTTACCTGACATGTTTTATGGAAGACTAAAAGAAACTTTAAGCGAAGGGCCAAACTTTCCTTGGTTTTGGAATGATAAAACTGCCAGTGATGCAGGAGGCTATGCACTAGATAATAATTTTATGTTTAATCATGTTTTGTATGCAAACCCCGACGGGTTTAAATCACATTACTTTGAAACATTCTTTCCTTTTTTATATTTTTTAAGCAACCATACGGTCCTTAAAAAATTAATTAGAATGAAATTAAATTTATATACTAATCAAAATAAAAAAATTATGCATGCAAAACATACAGATTTTTCAGATCCTAATGGAAAACCTTATGACAAGTTTACAACTACAATATTTAATTTTACTACTTGTAATGGTGGCACTATTATTAATAACAAAAAATATGTATCAAAAGCTAACCAAGGTTTAATTTTTAGTAATCAAATAGAGCACCAAGGTTTTACTCAAACAGATACTCCAATAAGAATAGTTTTAAATATAGTTACTTCTAATGATTGATGATTTTAAATTGTTTCCAGTATTGGTAAAAAGAGTTAACAATTTTTTATCTGTAGATGAATGCAATACAATTCAAAAAGAATTGTTAAATAGGGAAGGTCTTTTAAAAGACCACGAGTTATTGTCAGGTAAATCAAAATCAAGTCATTTAATAGATAATATATTAAATATAATATCTATTAATCTAAACGATAGAATTAAAGATATTACTTTGTCTTATAAAAAAGATGTTGGTTTTAAAATGGATAATGTAATATCTCATTCATGGTTTAATATACAAAAGAAAGAAACAGTGTTAAAAGAACATACTCATCCTAACTCTGTTCTTTCAGGAGCTTTATACATTAATGTTGATCAAGATAGTAATCAACTATACTTTCATAATCCTAATCAATTTATGAGTTATTGTGATATAGAAAAACCTAGCGAATGCTCGTATCAATGGTTTTATTTTAAACCAGAACTAGGGTCTTTAATTATATTTCCTAGTTGGTTGAAACACGGATCAAACCAAACAAAGAACAACACAGAGAATAGAACAGTAATAAGTTTTAATATAAAATGACAGATACAATATTAACATATTTTCCACAGGCTTTTTACGTAGCTAAAAATTTGTTAGAGCCAGATTATTTAAAAGAGCTTCAAAACAAAACTTATTCTATAAAAAATAATAATCCTAGTGGTGGCAATAATTGGGTATTAAGACCATACAATACTTTAGATACATATGACTTAAACAAAGACCCAGTTTTTAGTACTCTTTTAGATAAGATAGAAGAAAAAACTTTTGCATTTAATAAAGAACATAATTCTGATTACCATTACAAAATTAAAGAATCTTGGTTAAATGTATATGATAAAAATGACGAACAAGAATATCATTGTCATGCGGGACATACTTACAGCGCTGTTTTTTTTCTTAAATCAAGTAAGGACTGTGCAAAAATTATTTTTGAAAACCCAACAGAGCCTGATATGATGCCTTTAAAAAATTTAAAAGAACTAAATGGTTTAAGTTTTAAACGATGTCATTTTAACCCTATAGAAAATAGCCTGTTAATTTTTCGATCTTATATGAGACATATGGTAGAAAAACAGCAAACAGATTATGAGAGAATTAGCGTGGCGGTCAACCTATAAATATGATATATGAAGACTTATTATGTTACAGAAACTAGGATTTTTACCAGGATTTAATAAACAAGTTACCTCTACCGGAGCTGAATCACAGTGGACGGAAGGAGAAAATGTACGTTTTAGATATGGTACACCTGAAAAAATAGGTGGTTGGAATCAATTAGGTGACACAAAATTGACTGGTGCAGCCAGAGGATTGCACCATATGGTAAACAGAACAGGTATTAAATACTCTTTAATTGGAACTAACAGAATTTTATATGTATATACCGGAGGTGTATACTACGATATACATCCTTTAAAAAATCCATTAGGCACAGCTATTACAAATTGTTTTAGTACAACTAATGGACAACCAGATGTTACTATTACTTTTCCTTCAGCTCATGGTTTTTTAGAAGGAGACATTATTTTATTTGGAGACACTAGTACTTTTACTTCAATTACTGGATCTAATTTTAGCGCTGCAGATTTTTGTGATAAAAAATTTATGGTGACATCAGTACCCACTGGAAGCACAATAACTATTACAATGCCTAGTAATGAAGGAGGAGCAGGAGCAACTACTTCTGGAGGAATAACTTATTTTCAATACTACCATGTAGGACCACCAGACCAAGTAGGAGTTTTTGGTTATGGTATTTCTCAATGGGGTGGAACTGTATCAAGTCCTCAGACTACAACATTAAATGGAGCATTAAATGCTGACTCTGCTGGAACAGGTGGAACTGGAACTACAATTAATGTAGCAAGCACGGCTAACTTTCCATCTACAGGAACAAATTTTATACAAGTAGACAATGAAGAAATATCTTACACAGGACTTACAGCTACAAGTTTTACTGGGATAACTAGAAATGTTAGGGGAACTGCAAATGCTTCACACAGTAATGGAGCTACTGTTACAGATTTTAGTAGTTACGCAGCCTGGGGCCAAGCATCAAAGTCTACAGATAAAGTTGCAGAACCTGGAATGTGGTCTATAGATAATTTAGGAAGTACAGCAATTGCATTAATATTTAATGGTGAATGTTTTGAATGGAATGCAGATTTAACAAACGCTGTAACTACAAGAGCAACTATTATACCTGGTGCGCCAACCGCATCTAGAGATATGTTAGTATCTACTCCCGATCGTCACTTAGTATTTTTTGGAACAGAAACAACTATTGGTGATAAAACAACACAAGATGATATGTTTATAAGATTTTCGTCTCAAGAAAATATAAATGAGTATACACCAACAGCTGAGAATAGTGCTGGTACACAAAGACTGGCTGCCGGATCACGGATCATTGGAGCTAAACTTGGTAGAAATGCAATTTATGTTTGGAGTGATACATCTTTATTTACTATGAGATTTGTTGGAACTCCTTTTACATTTGCTTACGAACAAGTTGGAACTAACTGTGGATTAATTGGTAAGAACGCAGCTGTTGAAGTTGATGGTGCTGCTTATTGGATGTCTGATAATGGTTTCTTTAGATACACAGGTAAACTAGAGTCTATGGATTGTTTAGTTGAAGACTATGTTTATAACGATCTTAACACAACATCTAATCAAATGGTTTATTGTGGGATTAATAACTTGTTTGGAGAGGTTACATGGTTTTACCCAACTTTCGATTCAAATGTTAATACAAGATCGGTTACATATAGTTATCTAGATTCAACAGCAAAACGTCCAATATGGTTTACTAATGCAAGTTCTTTATACACTAGAACTGCGTGGCAAGATTCTGCTGTATTTGGATTACCTCATGCAACACAATACGATGCAGGCACAAATACATCTTTTGATGTAACAGGAAACACAGAAGGAATTACATATTATTATGAACATGAAACAGGAGTTAATCAAATAAGAGGAGGAGTAACAACAGCTATTCCTTCTAACATTACATCTGGTGATTATGATATTACACAAAAAGTTGTAAGAGGGTCCGCAACTAATATGGCTGATCTTAGAGGTGATGGTGAAAGTATTATGAGAGTTAGTAGAATTATACCTGATTTTATTACTCAATCAGGAAATGCTGTCATACAATTAGATCTTAGAAATTACCCTAATGAAACAGCGAACAGTTCATCACTTGGACCATTTACTGTAGCACCTACGACAACAAAAGTAGATACAAGAGCTAGAGCTAGATCAATTGCTCTTACTATATCCAACACAGCAGTAGATAGTAGTTGGAAATTAGGTACATTTAGATTGGATATTCAAGCAGGAGGAAGAAGATAGTGGCAAAAATAGTACAATCATTAACCAGAGCAAGCTCAGAGTATGAAGAAGACGTAGCACAGTCTTTGGTTAGAGATTTAGATGCAGTGTTAGAGAAACTTAACACTACATTTCAAGAAGAATTAAAACAGGAGATAGAAGCTAGAAGTTTCTTTTTAGATTAATGGCAGTAGTAAACCAATATAAATTTGCAGGTATAGATAACAGTACAAGTGGTGCTGCTCTTACACCATTAGGATCTGGTATTCCTGCAGTCAATGAAACTATAGTTAT